CTAATAATATTAAAAATCCTCTTGAAAGAGATGCGGATGGCTACGCTATTCAACGTAATGACCCAGTTAATACTCAAAATTTAAAAGACATTTTAAGTGAATCAGGTTTTACTGGCGTAATAGGAGTACAAGAAGCAAGTAGTGGTGGAAAAAGTAATTTAGTTATATTTGATAAATCAGTTTATGTTGATGGTGGTCAACTTAAGACTGTAATAAATCAAGGGATTATTCCAGAAGATATTTTAAGTGCTGTTGAAAAAAATAAAAATAGTAGGTTTGCCGAAGGAGGCTCAGTAAATAACATGACAAGACAAATGAGAATGTTTGAAGAAGGTGGCATTGCTGATGACGGCATGAACCGTGATCCAATATCAGGTAATGAAATACCTTCAGGTTCACTTGCTAAGGAAGTACGTGACGACATCCCAGCACAATTATCTGAGGGTGAGTACGTAGTCCCTGCTGATGTTGTTCGTTTCTTCGGGGTAAAATACTTTGAAGATTTACGTATGGAAGCAAAACAGGGGTTGCAAACCATGGAACAGAATGGTAGAATTGGTGGAGAACCAACTATGTCTCAGGCTATGCCTCAAGGTAATCAAGGTAGTATTACTGACGAAGATCTTGCACAGATTGAACAGATGTTTGCAAGCGGTGTAGCTAATGGCGGACTTATGGATAAGGTTGCTTATGTTGCAGCTAATGACCCTATTATTAATAGAGCTTTTAACAAAGGTGGTGCGGTTGTAAGCTTTGCGGTTGGTGGTAGTGTTCAGTCACCTTTCAATGACCCTACTAAAGTAGATGCAGTCATTGGTAAATTTATGCAGATGGTTCAAAGTAAACCTCAGATTATGGAAGAGTTATCTAAACGTGGTATCCAAGTAACTAGGACTGGAGCTAATCAACAGCCTCAACAGATTCAAAGAGATAACTCAGCGTCTCAAACAACTGAGCCAGTGATGGAAGGTAAACCAGCCCCAACCCCTGAACCTGTAAGGGCAGCTGAGGGATCTTATATTAAAAGTCCTACTATGGAATTACCACCAGGTTTTAATAGAGGGTATGGCGTACCTGGTCAATCCCTTACTTATACAGGCCCAGGTGTTTCCCCAGCTGTACCTGATGTTGCGGTAGCGGCACCTTCTACTGCTGGAGCAGCCGTGCCAACTACTGATGTAATTCCTCAGTGTCCTCCTGGTCAAGAGTATGACCCAAAAACAAAAATGTGCGTACCTCGTCAAGACTATGATGGAAGCAAAAAAGATGATACAGAGCCAACTAAACCAAACTACTCTGGACTTGCAGAAAAATATGGGGATGTAAATTTTTCTGACCCAGATCAATTTGCAAAATATTTAAAAGATGTTTCAGATCCTGGATCAGTAGGTGGACTGGCTAAAGCTGGATCAATAGTTGGAACATTATTAAACCCAGCTCTATCAGTAGTCTCTGGTGTTATTGGTTCTGGTGGACAGGTAAACGGTCTTGCTAATATAAGAGCTGGTCTTGTTATTGCTCAAGCTTCTGGAAATGCAGACTTAATTAAAGCTGCCGAAAAAGCAGAAGCAGATTTTATAGATAGTGCTGGTTGGATTGTAAAAGAAGGTCCAGGTTCCTTTATGGCTAGCGATGCCAGTGCACGTGCGCAAGCTATATTAAATTTTGGTCACGGAGATGCTCTTAAAATGGAAGGTCTTGATATAACAGACCAAGAAAATTGGAGCGATAGTGAACGTGAAAGGTTTGCAAATATCTTTAACGTCGATACACAGACTAGAAGAGATGCTTTAATAAAAGGATCTGCGGCTGCCGAAGAGTTAAAGGCAAGGCAACGGGCAGATGAAGCTGCACAGTTAGCAGCATTTTTAGCTGATGAACAAGCTCAAGCATCCTCAGGTATTGTAGCCAGTGGAACTGACAGTGGGGGTAATTCATACACAAGTGTTGCACAACAAGTGCAAGGTGAATATGATTTAGCAAAGAAAAACAGAGAAGCCGCTAAAAAAGCGGGTGTTGATGATGATTACTATGTAGGTAATAAAGGTGGACTAGTAACTCGCCCTAAGAAGAAGAAAAAGTAACTATACTAAATAGGCTACCCAGCAATAATGCTGGCCCCAACACAAGGAATATTTAATTGCCAGAACTAAACACAATAGAAGCTCCAAAGTCTGTAGGATTTGTAGACCGTGGATTTAACCAAAGTAAAAAACGTGCAGCCATAGAGGCTGAAGAGCTAGAGATTGCAAAGTTAGAAGCAGAGCAACGTGGTGAAACATTAGAAGAAAAGCCTGAGGAATCCCAAGCGGAATCTGAAGAAGTAGAAGATGATTCTAAACTAAGTGGAGAAGAAAAATCTTTTAAGAAACGTTACGGTGATCTCCGTCGTCATATGGCCGACAAAGAAAAAGACTGGAACGAACGTTTTGAAAAACTAGAAAGCTCTAGTGGTAGTATTGTACCCCCTAAGTCTGATGAAGACATTGAAGCATGGGCTGCAGAATATCCTGATGTAGCTGGCATAGTAGAAAAGATTGCTACTAAGAAAGCTCAAGAGTTATTTAATAAAGCTGACTCTCGTTTGCAAAAACTAGATGAGTTACAGAATGATGCTGTTCGTAAATCAGCAGAGACAACTATTATGGAGTCTCATTCAGACTTCGTAAAGATTCGTGAATCGGATGAGTTCCATAGCTGGGCTGATGAACAACCTAAGTGGGTTCAAGATGCTGTCTATGAAAATGCTGACGATCCACATTCTGTAGTTAGAGTCCTTGACTTGTATAAGGGCGACAAAGGATTAACTAAGGAAGCTAAGAAGGCTGGCACAAAGGCAGCTGCTTCTATGGTTAGTAAGACTTCAAAGACTAGGGTAGATACTGAAGACTCTAACGGACAAATCCGTGAGTCAGACGTTGCAAAAATGTCTAGCAAAGAATTTGAAGAAAACCTAGATGAAATTAATAAAGCCATGCGTGGTCAAAAATTTATCTATGATATCTCTGGAAGTGCACGTTAAGTATTGACATCTGTACAAACAGAGGTATAACTAAGGACAGATTACAATGAGCCTCCTTTGGGACTACCTCGTATTCTGTTTTCATAAAAACTGAAAAACAAATAAGAACTACCTGAAGAAGTACAGGCCCAAGTTTTTACCAGTTGGCCGACTGCTATTAACTTGCACCCTAGAAAACCTACAGCCTCTTAACAATGTCGTTTAGTTTATCGAGTCGAGATGCACAGCAACTCACTCTTAATTGAGATGTGTATCTCATTCCCTAAAGCCAAACACTTAACAGGAGGATTTATTCCATGGCTTTTACAACCGCAACGGGTTATGGTAACTTACCAAATGGTAATTTCAGCCCCGTAATTTATTCTAAAAAAGTACAACTTGCTTTCCGCAAATCAACTGTAGTTGGCGATATTACTAACTCAGATTATTTTGGTGAAATTGCATCACAAGGTGATACAGTAAAAATTATCAAAGAACCTGAGATCAGTGTATCTTCATATGCTCGTGGCACACAAGTCACTGCACAAGATTTAGAGGATGCCGATTTTACATTGACTATCGACAAGGCTAACTACTTTGCCTTTAAGATGGACGATATTGAAGAAGCACACTCCCATGTAAACTTCATGGATCTTGCAACTAACCGTGCTGCGTACCGTCTTGCTGACCAACATGACCAAGAAGTTCTTGGCTACATGGCTGGTTATGCTCAGGGTTCTTTGCACAGTCAAGCTAGTGCTTTGAACACTGCAGTTAATGGCTCTAAAGCTGTTTCTACTGCAGGGGCTAATGAATTGCTTGCTTCTATGCAGCTTCATAAAGAAGACTTCTCTAACATTACCACAGCCTCTTCTGGCACTCACTCAATTCCTGTGACTGCACGTATGCCTGGTGCTACTTCCTTACCAACAGCTACTGTTTCTCCTGCAATGATTGTCTCACGCATGAAGCGTGTACTTGATCAACAACAGGTTGACTCACAAGGTCGTTGGCTGGTAGTCGATCCAGTATTTATGGAAATCCTCGCTGATGAAGATTCTCGCTTCATGAACGCTGATTTTGGTGAATCAGGTGGTTTGCGTAACGGTTTGACCGTATCTAACTTCCACGGTTTCCGTGTATACTCCTCGTCTAACTTGCCTGCTTTAGGTACTGGACCAGGTACATCGGGTACAGCTAACCAGTTGACTAACTTCGGTGTTATCGTTGCTGGTCATGATTCTGCTATAGCAACTGCTGAGCAGATCAACAAGACAGAAACATATCGTGACCCTGACAGCTTTGCTGACATTGTTCGTGGTATGCATTTATACGGCAGGAAGATTCTTCGTCCAGAAGCAATCGTAACTGCTCGTTATAACGCAGCATAGG